TTCATAGTAGATTTCTTCCCCAGTTAAATCATATTCAGATTTATTCCAATATCTATTTGAATTTTCATAGTAGATATTTTTACCATTAGAATTGAATTCTTTTTTATACCAATACCCTGTCGATTCTTCAAAATATATTATATTCCCTTTAGAATCTTTAACCCTAAATGGGAACTCTTTAATTTTTAATTGTTGTGCTATTGTAGTCATATTATTTTTCTATTTAAAATCTATAAAACCTTTATTTCTTAACTCAATTGAGTAGTCTAATAAGTTCCTGTATGGGTAATATAATTCATCAGGACAATTTCTACTATCAAATTTATTGATGAATAACTCATAGACAATCATTTCAACTATCTTCGGTAATCCCGGTGTATTGGTTTCAATAAAAATACTATAAGATTTCTCCTGATTTAAAAATTTGGCTAATCTTAAAATATCTCTCTCAAATTGTTTTTTAGTTATAATCATACCACAAAGATAATAAAAAAATCGGTAATACAAAATATTACCGATTTTTAAAAATTAATTATTCAACTAATCTTAGTTCCTCATTTTCTAATTCAAAGTAAAGGTTTTGAAGTCTATGAACTTGGTATTTTTCACCCACCCAAACTTCGTCATCTCCAAAATATACTTGATGTTCTGTGGTAATAATTGTATCGTTTTTATGAAAATAACCAATATTTTTTTCTTCAAAACCTAACATCGGATACCATTTATCGGTTAATCGTATCGGTTCAAAAGAATCATACTCAATCCAAGTAGTTTGTTCTTCATTTTTAACCCTAATACCTAAATCATCAATTTCAACCACCTCAAATATAGTATCATCGTTAATATATTTAACTAAATTCCCTATTCGTAATTCATTTTTGTTAATCATACTACAAATATAATAAAAAAATCGGTAATACAAATATTACCGATTTTTAAAAATTAATTATTTTTTTAACTCCAATACCCAATATAACCCCATTTAACTTCAACTTTGTCATCACCCAACTTTTCTTTCAACACATCAATGTATTTCTTATATGTTGTCATAAACCAAATTTTTTGGTTTGTTGAAGCGGTATCCACATTTACAAATTCTATTACTCCACCACCATCATATGAACCAGGTATTTTATACCCCGAAGGAACTTTATTTGATGATAATAAAATAGTGGATTTAGAATTTATATCATATGGTTCATATAACGAATTTTGAGATTCATCATCAAACTCATAAAGAAAATCTCTAATACTAAGTTTATCAACCACAAAATAATCTTCAGATTTTATTAATTCCCCACAAGTAGGACAATATTTCTCATTAGACATTTTAACGGTTGGGTGATTAGAACAAAACCTTTTTACCTTTTCAACCTTTTTTTCAATACATCCTTTAACTTCAAGATAAGGACCAATAACTACACTAAATGAACTTCCCATATATTTTTTTATTTATTATTCAAACCAAAACGAAATAAACGACTCTAACGATTCACCATTTTTACTTTCTTCCTTACTATAATCATCATAAGAATTACCATCACCATCATCCAAACCATATTCATAAAATTCTAATTTATAATAATTCTCTTTAGGTACTAAAACCCAACTTTTATTATCTTCTTCTATGAAGAAGTACCCTGAATGTTTATTGTCATCCTGAGTAAAACCTTTAGATTTTAAAAACTCAATATCCTTATCTGTTAATACCATAATTTTATTTATTATACCAAACAACGTGAGTAGCATCTAACTGATCGGTTGAAAATACTTCATCACTACTTTTCATACCATCTTTTACCCAATAACCAGATCCGTCATAATTACCTATCCAACCATCACTTAAAGCCTTATTCCATTGATCAATTGTGTAAATATCATCATCCCACCTACTATCAATAGGTTCAACATATCTACCCTTTTTCTTTTCTTCAAAGATACCTAAATCATTGTAATCAAATACCTTAACATTTGATAATTCATATGAATCGTATTTTGTATTTACACAATAGATTTTCTCATATAAACCTTCAAGTTCTTTATTAGGATTCTGAACCGTAATATGACTTACCGCTAAGTATAACTTACCAACATTTCTTTCTTTTAATAACTTAGCCAATCCAACAAAGGTACCCCCAAATACTGATAAATCATCCAAAATAAGAATGTCTCTACCACCAAAATCTTGTCTATCAATTACCTGAGTAAGTTTATGTGTTTCTAAATCTCTTGATTTATTAGCACCATATACTTCACCTGGAAATTCAATCACATCAGCCAATTTATTAATCCATTTATATGAACCAGCGTCTGTTGATAGCAATATTGGAGTTGTTCCAATATCTTCAAGGACTTTAATAACAAACTTTGAGTTGTCAATTGCTTTGAATTTATTGATTGATATTTGGGAAACGTCAGAATGTGGATGATAAACATTAACCCTTTTGAAATTACAAGAGTTGATGAAATCAGATACTAATTTAAGTTCAAACGATTCATTCTCGTGAAATCTTCTATCGTGTTGTTGTTGAAACAAGTATGGGATATTTAATACCACATCTTCAACACCATTATAATCACAAACTTCTTTTAATGACTTGATGAAGAATAAATCTTCGTAAGTATTAATTCTTTCGGTAATAACAGGATTACTAAAATCAGTAACCTTAGCATATACACCACCATCCGGGTATTTTATTCTTTCGTATTGCATCTTATTTATAGTTTTTTAATTCTCTTTTGGTATCTCTTTCAATGTCTTTAGATTTAATGACATCTTTTTTATCATATGTTTTTTTCCCTTTACCAACCCCAATTACAATTTTAACCAATCCTTTAACAAAGATTAGTTCCAATGGAATAAGAGCGTAACCTTTAACAACAAACTTATTTCTAATTTTATTGATTTCCTTTGAGTTTAGTAATAATACTTTATCTCTTGTTTCTTCAGGTGAGAATTGATTATTTTTATTAACATATAACCCTTTAAGGATTATTGAATTGGATGTAATCACACAGAAAGGATCGGTAAAATTACATTTACCATTACGAATGGATTTAACCTCATCTCCTTTAAGGATAACACCAGCGGTGTATTGTTCTTCAATGGTGTAATTATAAAATGCTTTCCTGTTTTTCATTCCACAAATATATTATTTATTTATTACAATTCCAATTAATTTTTTAAGGCAAGCAAGTTCTGCTTCTTCGTAAGTGTCAAAATCTCCACTATAAAATGGTTGAGTATCCACACCATCACCCATTTTTATTTGAAAATCATAAATCCATTGGTTTGGAGAATCTACATCATAAACTCTTGTATCTACAAAACTTCTTAAATTACACTTCTCTCTAAACCATCTAAATGCTTGTTGGTAAAGTGGTGCGGTTATCATTTTTTCACTATTCCCCAAATGTCTATTATGTAAACCAGAACCTTTTATTGAATCTAGTGATTGTTTTCCGTATATGGTTAATTTACCATTTGTAAATAATGCCATACATTCTTCATCAAAACCTAATTCTTTAAGTTTTAAAGACTCTTCATAAGGCACAAATTCTTTTTCTATTTTGATCATAATCTTATTATCTCAATAAATTTTGAGGTATCTTGTTTAATTATTAGATGTTGGAATCTTTCATAAAATTTAACATCTTCCGCTTCGTAAACATGAATAAACCAATTACGTTTTTGTAATTCTTTTATATCTTCCATCGTAAACCACTTATATAAAGTATCTAACGAATCCGTTGCTGATAACCACCCCACTAATTCAGGATCATAATCCATTTTAAGTTGGTTATTTAGACAAAAATTGAAGTCTCCATGTATCAATCCTGTAAACTCCCCCTGAGTATCATACCATAACCCTTGTTTTGTGTTTATATTACACACTCTATAAAATTTAGTCATATAATTTATTTTTAACAATCTCGATTAATTTTTTTAAGCATTCCAATTCAGCTTCTTCGTACGTAGAGTACTTTCCATCACTATATAACCTTTTACAAGAATCAAAACAATCTTCATCATTCCAATCCCTATCTTTAGAATCGTAAATTGTAAAGTCAAAGTAGTAATGTCTTGAATTATCAGTTAATTCAATACTACAAGAAAGTTTATATTTCTCTCTAAACCATCTAAATGTTTGTTGATATAGTGGTGCAGAAATTAAATAATTATCTTTCGTATTAATAGCATTTTCCCAATTTACAAATTCAATAGTGATATTACCGTCTAAATCATATAACGCTAGACATTGTTCATCAAATCCTAATTCTTTTAAGACTAAAGCCTCTTCGTATGGTACAAATTCCTTATTCATAGTTATTTTATTTAATAGTTTAATACTACTTTTATATTCTTCAGTATCTTTAATATTCAAAATTACTTCTCCTTTACAATTTCGATTAACTTTTTTAGACAAGCCAATTCAGCCTCTTCTTCAGAAGAATATTCACCAAAATCCCTAATTAATTCCACCGGGTATTCATCAAACCTTCTTGGATGTACCATATCATCAATTTTAAAGTAAAAACTTTCCCCATAATATTGAGTAATATTTGGATACAATTTATATTTACTCTTAAAAAAATTAAATGCTTGGTAAAACAATGGAGCGGAAATCAAATTAGGGTTTTTATTATGATTCCCTAATTCAAAACCTTTATATATTCCAATATCATCCCAATACCAAGTTATACAAGGATCATCAAAACCTAACGATTTTAATTCAATAGATAAATCAAGTGGAACTAATCTAATTTCTTTCATCTGACAAATATATTATTTATTTTTTACTATTTGGATTAATGTCTTTAGACATTCAAATTCTGCTTCTTCTTTAGAAAAACATTCAGTATATGTATTAAAATTATTAGAACAAAATTCCATAACTTTATTATCTACCTTTTGTCTTGTTTTGTAAATGAAAAAATCCCACATTTCAACTTCTTCTCCATTTTCATCCTCAACTAAGTCATCCTCAAATGAACAATCAAGTTCATACTTCTCTCTAAACCATTTAAATGCTTGTTGGTAAAGTGGTGCGTTTACAGAACCTATATGTTCATTTTTGAACAGTGATAATGTTTTAGTATTATCGTTTCTGTCATAAGAACAATTCCAAAATTTTAAGCAAGGTTCATCAAAACCTAATTCTTTTAAAGCTAATGCTTCTTCATATCCAATAAATAATTTTTCCATACCACAAAGATATTATAATATTTTATATCACCAAATTTTATTTTTCGTGGAAGCAATAAGTTACCCTACCTTCACTAAATGGTTTATATAACTCAACCTGTTTTTTAGCAAATTCTTCTTTAATATCCTTAGATACATCACTTGAAAAAGGACAATCCATAGCCCAATTATTACCAAACCTACCCAATTTAGCATTACCAACATCGGAAATTATTAATAACATCTGATTAATTTGTTTCGTTTTCTTCATCCCACAAAAATATAGAACGATTACCTATTTTCCAAAATATTTATCATATTTTCTATAACACCCTGATGTTCAGTTATGTCTTTCAACTTAATTGTCCCTATTGATAACCTAAACCAACCTTTATTTTCAGTTGATCCAAAATATTCAAATGGAACTAATCCAACTTTACATTCATCAATAAGGAAATCTAACATTTCTTCCAAACTATTAAACTTATCCATATAATCCAAATAAACTGATATATAGATAGCACCATCAGGTTTTTTATAATCAACCTTACAACCATTAGATTTCATTGTTTCTAATACATCACAAATACTATCACATATTTGTCCAAATGTATTATTTCTTGTTGATAAAAAGGTGTCAATACCAGAATAAGGGTTATCAACATTGGTTGCTAAGTATTGTCCTACCCCAACTTGTTCAGGTTTATTAGCCCAAGCACCAATATGACTGAATATTTCACCCGCTTTCTTAATTAAATGTTCAGGTCCAAACATCCATCCAACCCTAACACCTGTCGCAGCCAATGATTTTGAAATACCATCAACACATACCAAAAAATCTTTGATTTGAGGAACTAAATTAATTGGATGATGTGTTTGTATTCTTGATAAATCTGAATAAATCTGGTCAAAGAAAAGATATACTGGTTGGTATTCATTATTCGTTTCCAACCTTCTTTTATTTTCATCCACTATGATTTGACAAATATCTTTAAGAACATCAGGATTGATTATTTTCCCTGTTGGATTTTGTGGGGAACAAAGACATACTATCCTCGCTGTTTGAATATTATCTTTAATTTGTTTTGCTGTTGGGAAGAAATCATTCTCAGGGGAACATTCAATTTTAATTGGTTTCCCATCGTGTAAGAATGTATAATGGTTATTATTCCAACTTGGAACTGGAAATATAACTTCATCACCTTTATTAATAATTGTCTTAAATATTGTATAAATAAGAGGTCTAACACCAGCACCAATAAGTATTTGATTTGGTGAGTAATCTATAAAATGACTTCTTTTAAGATGTGATGAAACTGCTTCCCTGAGTGATAATTCACCAACAGGTGTTGGGTAATTTGTATTAGAAATATTAAAGTTCCATTGTATGTAATCATTTAATTTTTCAGGTATAGGATACAATTGAGAATCGAAATCCCCAATTGTATAATTATATACCTTTTCAGTCTTGGCTTTGATTTTACTTGATATTTTTAATATCTCGGATCCAATAATATTTTCACCATAATTTGATAATTCACTCATTTTAAAATTCGTAATTTGCTACTGGATTATTTTCATATCCTTGTTCTTGGGGTACTTCCATTTCATCACCCCCCATGTCCATTTCCGACATTGGTTCTAATTGTTCATCCTCATAATAAGATATAAGATGTTTAATTTCAAAATCATCCAATAAAGATGCGTTTTGAATGTTTTTTTCCTTACAATAATCAATAAATAATGATTTAATTTGGTGAGGTATTGGAGCAAACATCATTTCCATTTTGGAATCCCAATCAGTCCAACAAGAAAACTTCGTTGAGAACTCAAATATCTCCCTCATTTCGTAATCTTTATATGAATCCCCTGAATCCTTTGAATCCCCAAAAACATCTTCAATATCGTCCTGAATAACAGACATACTCTTTCGTTTAAGACCACTATCAGTTTTAGGTTTTAATACTGTTTTATAATATGAGTCATACATATCGTAATATAAACCAATCTTCCTATTTTTTTCCTTTTCAATGAAATAGGCTAGAATACCTTTATCACTATATCTATAAAAATATTCAGATTGAGTTACACACCATTTAGTTCCTCTACCATAAACAGATGCTGCGTCATATGAAAGAGGTAAAAATAACATACATTTGTCATCCTCATAAAGGATTTTAATTTCTTTTTTGGCTTTACCAATTGATTTTATTAAAGTAGCGTCTTTAATTGATTGTTTAATAGCCGATAGGTTTTTATATTGATTTAAGTCAGCATTTTCAATTAACCCATTTGTTGATAACTCATCAAATTTAGTTAAAAACCCTAAAATGTACTCCATTTCAGTTATTGCGGTATGTTCAAAATCATTTGATAGATTTTTTGTAAATCTAACCATATGTTCTACATATTTTTTTGTTTTGGAATTGTCAATATTATTAGCCAATTCAATAAAATCAACAGGTTTGATTTTATCTTTAAATTTTTCTCTTATTACATCAATTTTAGCCATTTGTTTCTATTTCGTATTGTGTGTTAATATTTATTTTATTATTATTGAAATCTTTTAATAATGAATCTCCAAATTCATCTACCCATTTATCATAATCGGTAATTCTTTCTTGTTCTTTATGTAAAATCTTTAATTTTCCATTATCACCGAGTATTGTTATTTTTTCTTCACCTTCAGTAATATCAATAGGTGAGAAGTTAATCATTTGAGCCATTATAGCAAAAAACTCAAATTTTGACTTATCTTTTAATGTATCTTTTAAATCACTCATTGTTCTATCGTATATTCATTATGTTTTATAATCCATTTAATTTCACCACCTTTGTATAATAATAATTGACCTTCATCGGTTATTATTACTTTATCACAAACATAAGTTGTGTCTGTAATAACTTTGGTTTGTTTAGTTGTTTCAATATTACAAGATAAGATATTAAATATCAATATCACTCCAATTATACGGAATACCATTGTCATAATCAATTGTTTTAAATGAATTTATTAAATTATCTATTTTAGTTAATTCTTTACTTTTAGGGTCATCCTTCAATAGAAGTTTTTGATAGTTTTTGACTAATAACATCATTTCATCAAATGAATTAACCGCATTTAAAATAAACACAGCGTCTTTTCTGGTATCAATAATATTTTGTTCATCTCTATCTTCCTCATCTTCTGCGGTTATTAAAGCAACAAATAAACCATTTTGATCAACCAAATCAATTGAACCGAATGTTTCCGAATCATTCTCATCATTTCTTTCTTCCATTGTTAAAGGAAGTTTCATACTTCTATCAAACATTACCATTTTTCAGGAACTCCATTTCCTATATCATTTTTTTTAAATCCAAATAAAACCCATCTATAATAAACCAATAAAATCACATTTACTGATATATTAAACCACGAAGCAATACCCATAGTTCCAACACCAAATAAAGGTAATAAACCTGTTGTTATTGAAAATAACGTAAATGACAAACCAATAAAAAGTAATCCTTTACTATTTTTAAAACAAATGGTATGACTCTTAATCTTCCTTTCAGGAAACCATTCAACAATATAATTTTTCATAATTTTATATATAATAAATTAAAACCAAAAAAGGAAATATTTATAAAAATATGAGCGATATAAACAAAAAGAAATTATTCATACCATTAACCGAATCAGAAGAATCTAAAAAAGGTAAATTATTTATACCCAGAAGATTATCGGGAGAGAATTCCAGATTTATCCAATGGAATAAAGAACAGCCGATAGTTAATGGTGTTCAGATAAATCAATATACACATGATGGTAAAAAAGAAGGATATTGGGAAGAAGGATATGATAATGGACAATTACATTCAAAAGGTTCATATAAAGATGGTAAAAAAGATGGTATATGGGAGTTTTATTATGAAAATGGTAATTTAGAATATAGGGGTTCATTTAAAGATGGTGAAGAAGATGGTATATGGGAATCTTATTATGATAATGGTAAATTAAATTATAGGGGTTCATTTAAAGATGATATAAAAACAGGTATTTGGGAAAAATATTGGGATAATGGACAATTATATTCTAAGGGTTCATTTAAAGATGGTAAATATGATGGTATATGGGAATATTATTATGAAAATGGACAATTAAGTTCTAAAGGTTTATATAAAGATGGTAAAAAAGATGGTATTTGGGAATCTTATTATACTAATAGACAATTATTGTCTAAGGGTTCATATAATAATGATTTAAGAGATGGTATTTGGGAAAAATATTATGATAATGGTAAATTAAAATCTAAGGGTTCATATGAAAATGATAAATTAATTAAAGAATTACCAATAACTGAATCAGAAGAATCTAAAAAAGGTAAATTATTCATACCAAGAAAATTATCTGGTGAAAATTCTAGGTGGTCTGATTGGAATAATTCACAACCAATAAAAGATGGTGTTAGAATTAACCAGTATGATATGGAAGGTAAGGAAACCGGTATATGGGAAGAATATTATAGTAATGGACAATTATATAAAAAAGGTTTATATGTAAATGGATTAAGAGATGGTTACTTTGAATATTATGGTGTTGATGGGGAATTATTGTATAAGGGCTATTATAAAGATGATAAAATGGATGGTATATGGGAAGAATATCATATAAATGGTAAATTACATTCTAAGGGTCCATATAAAGATGATTTAAAGGATGGTATATGGGAAGAATATTATATAAATGGTAATTTAGAGTTTAAAGGATTATATAAAGATGATGAATTAGTTAAAATATTACCATTGTATGAAAGTAAAACCCCATCATTCTTATTAAAAGAAGAAATGGGTTTAATAAGGGAAGGGAATGTTCAGGATTATATCAATAACGTAATATCAAAGATTAAAAACTTACCTTACGAAACAAAAAAGAAATATCTTACAATAGCAATTTCAACCCTTTTAGGTTATACATCTTATCCAACTATTCAAACAATTTTTAATAACTTACCAGATAAAGAAGTAAAAGAAATTGTCCATAAAATAATGAAAAAGAAGGATAAAAAATCCATATTTAATGATGGAACAAAACTTCGTTTATCTGAAAAAGGTTTTAGACATATTATGGATGAAGAAAAACCAAAATTAGTGGCATACTCATTGGGTGATGGTAAAATAACCATTGGATATGGACACGCCGAACCGGTTGAAACAACCAAACTTAAAGTAGGTGACAAAATAACCAAAGAACAAGCAAAAATATACCTTAAACAAGACCTTAAAATAGCCGCAGATGGTGTAAGAAGAATGTTTAGAGATTGGAAAAAACAAAATAAAAATTATAAAGTTACTCAAGATATGTTTGACGCTTTAGTTTCAATGGCTTTTAATATAGGTGTGTCAGGTCTTAGAAATACTACTTTTGTTGATTATCTTAGAGATGGTAATTATAAAACCGCAGGAAAACTAATTAAACAAACAAAAATTAATAATGATACATTCCCAGGTTTAGAAAAAAGAAGAAATAGGGAATCTGATATGTTTTTATCATATTTGTCAAAAAATAATAAAATAAATGTTTAATTTTAAGTATTTATAAGGATATGGGATTTTTACAATTTTTATACGAAGGGAAAGTTGATGATTTTAAAAAATTATTCAGCGATAAATATACAACCCCTGAACAAATAAACGCAATTATCAGAGTTTCATCTGAAGTAGATGATAAACACAAATATTTAATTTGGTTAGCAAAAACACTTACCAAACCAGTATCCAATAATGAAATTGCTTTCGGTGAAGAATTATCCGAAGCACAAGAACTTTTAATGAAGTTTAAAACAATTGGTCCTAATCTACCAATTAAAGATATTTCACAATATAAAAGTATATCTGAATTAGCAGAAGCCATTAAAACCTACGAAAATAGACAAAGAAGAACAATTAAAAAGGTTGATGGTGCTGATATAATCTATGATGACGATGATTATACAATTATCCATCCAAAAGAATATTTTGCATCTTGTTTTTATGGTAAAGGTTCTAAATGGTGTACAGCTTCAGAAGATACTTCTAGTTATTGGTATTCATATAATAAAGAAGCGAAGTTATTTTATTTCTTATCAAAGAAATTACCTACAAGTAATAACTTTTATAAAGTAGCGTTAGAACAAAAATACGATGGAAAAAGAATTTTTTGGGATGCACTTGATAAACCTTTTACTTCTGGTTGGATATTAGGGACTGATTACTTAAATGATTTACTTAAAGTAGTTGATCAATATATGAAAGATAATTACTCAAAAGAAATTGATATATTTGGTGATGAAGAAAAAGCAAAGATTGAAAGAGAAAGACTACAAAGGATTGAAACTCAACGAAGATTAAATCAAAAAAGAGAGGATGCTGAAAGTAGAAGGGAAACCGATGAATGGAATCCTGAAGAAGTCACTCACGGTGAAGTTGGAGCACACGCTTGGGCTTTATTCACTTATTTAACCAGATATGAAAATCTTGAACCAAAAGAGCCGGGAGATGCTGAAAGACTTGAATTTATTGATTCTGAATTAGATAGATTAGGTGAATTACAAACTCAATATGAAGTTGAAGGTAGGAATTTAACTGATATTGATGCTGATATTTCAGCATTAGAAGAAGAAAAAGATGAGTTAGAAAAAAGAGTTGATGTATATGATATGATACCTGAAAGAACTTATGGTATGTCAGAATTTAGTGTGGCAAGTCCTGATTATGATGGTTATGAATGGACTGTTGGAGATGAAAGTCAAATAGAAATTGCCGCTTACGATAGTGTTAAAGATTCACTTCAAGATAATGGGTATGAATATCTACCTAAATATCTTGTTGAACGACATATTGATGCTGACACTGTGGCTAATGAGGCGAGAGAGAATTACAACTATTGGGTTTATGATAGTCCTGAGTCGTATTTAGATGAAACAGATAGAGAATTAAGCAAATCACAACAAAAAGAGATTGATGAATATCAAGAAAAGATTGATAAATATACCTCTTTCCGTGAAAAAGCAACTGAACGTCAAGAAAATTATGATCCAGATAGTAGAGAATGGAAAGCACTTGAAAAGGGTATAGATAAACTAACGGATTTAATATCTGATCTTGAATATGATATTGAAAACATTAAAGAAGAACCGGATGGGGAATGGGATGAGGGGAGAATGGAAGAAGTTATTGATCAATATGTTGAGGAAGCAAGACGTGATCCATTAGGGTATTTAAAAGATTTAGGTGTTGAAAAATATGATGATTATATAGATGATGATGAGTTAATTAAAGATATAATTGACTCTGATGGGTATTATAACACATTAAATCGTTATAATGGTGAGGGTGATACTGTTGTATGGGATGATGAAATATATCATATAATGAATACAGATAGATAATAAAAATTCACTATATTTGAACCCTTTAATAAAAATAATATATTTATATATATGACAAAAAATGAAGCAAAAAGAGCCTTTTTAGATAAAGGTATATTGAATAAAGACGCATTTGATAGATTTTTAAGTGAAGATCCAACAACACAAAAGAAATATGTGTTTTATATGATTAAACAATATCTAAAACAATCAGATGATGCGGGTAATAAAGTATCTGATTTATCGGTAGATGATTTAGATATGGGTATTTTATCACCTATATTTTCATATGTGACAGAATACAACACATTATTAAATAGAGTTCCTCAAGATAAGAAAGATATATATAAACTTTCTTTTGATGAGTTAGCCGATGTTGTTGATACATTGAACACATCAAGTGGTGAAAGTGATAAATCATCATTAAGGAAAAAAGCTCGTGAGAATTCTGATACGTTATTAGATAATGTTAATGGGGTTTCAGTCGTAGCACCTTATAATCACGATGCTATTTGTTACTTTGGTCAAGGAACAAGATGGTGTGTATCTATGGACACTTCAGGTCATTGGATAGGTTATTACTTCAACCAAAGAAATACTTTCTACATTATAAGTGTTATAGGTGAGGACACTAAAAGAAAAGTTAAAGAACATTATGAAAATAAATGGGAATCAATGGGGTTAGGTAAACCATCATGGAACTCTAAAAAAAGAAAATGGACGTTAGTTAAGAATGGTAAAGATGTTGATGATATAGCGGCTGAAGATGAAAATGAAGCGGCTGAATTATTCAAACAAAGATTAAACCTACCATCATTAAAGGGTTATAGTATTGAAAACTATGGTTATAGAAACTTATATAAAGTAGCATTTTTAGTTCCACCATTAAAAGATAGGAAAGGTGAGATTATGAGGGATGAGGATAATCAACCATTACCTGATATGGATAAAGCACATATTTATTCTTCTGACGATATATCATTCAATAAAGGATGGAAAGAATACTTTAAAGTAATTGGTTTAGATGAATATATTTAAAATTAAAAACCCCTTCATTGGGGTTTTTTTGTGTTCCAAACTATTTATGTTTAATGGAGAAGATTAAATTAACGGAACAAGATTTAACCAATATAGTTAAACGAATAATATTGGAGGATGAAAAACCTAAAAAGAAATTATTTGTCCCAAGAAAAATTGATGAAAGAAAGATTGAACATCAAAAAATAATTGATGGTGAAGTAGAAAAGATTAAAAAAAGTCCTTTTGGTTCAATATCAAAAAAATTTTTATTTGAGTGGTTACAGGAAAATAATTTAGATCAAGAACTAAAACTTTCTTACAAAGGTCCATCTTTAGGTGAAGTAGGTATGACATCATATGATAATTCAAAAGGTGAAGTTACACTATTTTTAGAATCAAAAGTAACATCTTTAGGTAATGTAGGGATACGTTTTAAAATATCCGACATTCAAATAGGGTATGTTGAACCAAATGAAATGGGAGATGATAAATTTTATCCAATAGATTAATCATGAAAATAGTTATAACTGAAGAACAAAAGAAAAAGTTATTTGTCCCAAGAAAAATTGATGAGAGACAGGGACAATTAAAAAAAGAATTGGTTAAAAAAACCAAAGAACTTCTTTCACGTTTTAATATAACTGAAATAATGAATCATGGTCGTATTGATGATTATGATGAAGTAATAACCGCTGAAGATCATTTAGATGATGCCTATGAAAAAGTTATTATTGACGGTAAAAACTATCACGGATTTCCAAAAATGGATGACGTTGATGACGAAACAATAGATTTTTTAAACGAATGGGAAGAAATGTTGGCAACATACTTAAATACAATTATGCCACAACCATCAGATGAAAGCATATATAAGTCAGAACCTAATGTTATTGGTAGAATGTATAGAATAGATATTACCCCATCAAAAATAGATATTAGTTTTTCTTATGCTATTGTGGAATACATTAATAAAGAAGGTAAAGAAACTATTACCCTTTAATATCATCAACCCAAATAGGGGTTTTTTCTCCAACGTAAGCACCTGAAACATTAAAATCAAAGTATTCAATAGCCTCCACCTCATTCATTTCCCTACAAAGGATTTGAATACATTTAGAGACAGAATAAACCAATCTCATAGATTTGGTATCGACACCGATAAGAGCTTCGTCAAAACCATCGGCTTTAAGGAAACTCTCATCGGGGTATCTTTCAATAATACTATCAATCATTAGGCTTTAGCCTTTATATTAGGTCTATCCTCAATGTGTTTGATAACCGAATCATAAAGGTTAATAAACATTTCTTTGGTTCTACTACCAAATACAACGTCTTTTACTTCAGTTTTGGTATCTTGAACGTTCCAGAATTCAATGTATTTTTGAATTGCTGTGAATTTCTTACCTTTAGTATCTAATCTACTAAAATCTGAACCCAATTTATCGGATGGTAAATAAATACCATAAGTTTCCTTTTGGTGATTTTTCTTAGAGATAAAGTAAATCAATACGCTCTTAGAGTATGAATAGAAGTGGTTTGATGTATCTTTTGAAGCTGTACACCATTTAGTACTAGAACCATATGTTAATGACGCTTCATAGGTTAAAGGTGTTCCGATGATATATTCATCATCTTCAAAATACTTATGAAACTCTTTCTCCCTACGTTTCAACTCACGTTGTTGTTTAGCAGATTCCAAAATTTTATTGAAATCCTCAACTGATTTATATTTAAAGATGTCTGAATCAGTACCTTTAATAAATCCTTCTTTAGCCAACTCATCAAAATCAGTACAATCTTTATTGAAATCGTTTTCCAACCAATCAGTAAATTCGTCAAGAATTGACTTTTTAAGGTTTTCAATTTCATCAGTACAAGACACTAACCATTTAGTGTATTTAAACTGACTTGACTTATTCTGAGCCGATGGGTCATACTTTTTTAATAAATCCAAAAGATCGATTGACAATTGATCTTTATATTTTTCTTTGATGTCTGTGATACTAATCATATTTTTTATCCGTTTTTAAATTATACTACAAATATATTTCTTTTTTTTACAATTACAAATTAATTTCTTTTAATATTTCTAATACTTCATATTTCATATATGGTAAAGGAACTCTATCAAAATCCATAGTTTCTCTATTCCACCATAAAATCTTTAATTCCCTAAGTTTTTTACCTGTTCTTAATTGATACATATAAGCATAAAAACTTAATTGTATCGCATAAGCATTATATGAACAATCTGACAAATGTGATAAACAACCCTTCATCCAATTACCATAATCATTCTTATATGTTAATTTTTTATTGGATTTGTAGTCATTAATATCAAAAAAATCACCATAATCCAACACTAAATCGGATGTTCCAGCAACTTTATATTCATCAATCCATAAACACTCCTCAGCCATTATGGTTTCAGCCCTTAATAAATCTAATCTCTTAAAAGCCTCAATAACCTGTTTTTCATAATCATCTGTTGGAAAATAAAATCCTTTGGCATTAATATAATCTTCAATCGGATTATGAACTTTATAAGTCCCAAAATCAGTTGCTTCCTTATTAATGGCTCTCCACTCAGCAATTATATCTTCTTTCTTTCTACCATCACGTCTTGCAATTGCCGAAGCAATTTTATCCTCCTCAAACTTAACCTTATATTTACCTAAGATTGCTGATATTGACGTGTATTGCTCACCTGTCTCCCTATTGAAGTATTTATGTTCAACCGGTTCTAAATATACTTTATTCATTATCAATTAGTCAAGATAAAAAGGTGTGTCTTTATATTCTTCCATTACTTCAGTTATACTCTCACCCCCATTAAAATCATCAATATAATAATGAAGTCCATCAAAAATAAAGGAAAATTCATCATCACTCATATTGAATTTGGTTTTGTAATACTTTTTAATCTTTGTCCTAATTTCATCTTGTGATAAATATTTTTTACCACCACTCCAATTACCGTTAGAACTCCCACTATAACCATAAGCATATCCATTACCACTCCCATAATTATAAGATTGTCCATTACCAGAAGTATTAGAATTATATGTGGTGTATGTAGATTCTTGTTGTTCAAATGATTGTTTTTCATTACCCAATCTTTCAATAATAGCCACCGATAAATCATAAGCAATTTCAATACCATCAATTAAAACACATTCGTTAGCAGTATGATACTGATAATAAGCCGCAGGTAAATTAATACACTCAAAGTCAAATTTCTTAGTTAATTGACTAACATCAGTAAATGGATGACGAGCAAATATTCTTACACCATGATCATATAATAAATCACCAATCTTACCCTCAAATTTATTCTTACCTGTTTCTTCATCAATAACTACACCAGGTTTAGCCCATTCACTACTGAATAATTGATAACCTGAACAATACCAAGAAATTGTATCATTTTCAGGTGAATCGTGTTGAATTGTATAAGCCACATTTCCAAAGAAATCAGGATCAGCCTCTTTTGAACCAATACAACCAATTTCTTCTGAAACAAAGAAAGCACATTTCATAACGTCAAACTTATCCATTATTTCAAGAGCCAAGAAAATACCTGCTTTATCATCACCACCACAACCAGTTCTATTGGTATTAGTATGTGGCTTACCTTTAACATAACCACGAAGAACTTGTTGTCCCTCACATACTGATGAGTAATCAGTTTTACTCTTAACATATGTTTCCTCAACAATATCAATACCCTCATATTCAATTTTATGAACAGTATCCATATGTGCAACCATACAAGGGTAAAATTCAGATTCACCTTTAGTTAGGTAAATATTACCTATTTTATCGGTATAATGTGGAATGTTACGACTTGTAGCCCAATCCGCAATGTATTTACGAACTTTTTCTTCCCTACCATACAACGATGGGATTGAAAGGATTTTCTTCAATCTTTCTAATTTATTATTATCCATACCACAAATGTAATACTATTTTTTCTAATTTCCAAAATATTTTTTCCATAAATCACTAACTTTACAATTATTTTTTATAACTGATTGAAATTCAGTAATCCTTATATATCTATAATTTAGTTTTGAATAACTATTAAACCCATATTTTTGAATATAGTTAAATAAACCTCTTTCATCGGCATAATAAGCAACAAATTCGTGTTCATTTATTTTTTTATAAATAACTTCTTCATTACCACTAAATATCAGGTATTTATTTAAATTTTTTAATGATTTCATTTAACAAATATATTATATTTTTTTTAAAATGAAAAACCCACAACTAAAAAAAATTTAGTGTGGGCTTTTACTTTTTGAACTCCGGGAAAAGGTCAATATGTTTAGATTGTTTCCAAATCTGATTTTAACTTGATTAATTTAATAATACTATCTTTTTTATCTTCCGATGAATAAGATTCCAATTTTAATTTAACTTTTGAAAGTTTTTCTTTTAATTCTGTATCACCAATATTAATTTTAGAATCAACTAATTCTAAGTTTTCTTTAATTATACTTTCTTCAATTGAAGATAATTTATTTTCATCGTTACCAATCATTGTTTTAACTAAATCTTTTTCCCATTCAGTTAAATGTTCATATTTTTTATTGAACTTCTTAGCAATTAAATTAGTATAAACTTTTATTGGTAGTGTTCCCTCAACTACATTATCCGATACAGATTTTTGTGTTAATAAATGTGATACCAAATATTTTTTAGCATTCATTCTACCTTCAATTAAATTAGATTTAGTATCCCTAATTAAAATATCAATATTCTCTAATAATGTTTCTTTCGTATATACCTTATCTGATTTATATTTTAAAATAAAATCGTGTGCAATTGAAAAGTCATTTTCTAACGATTTAAGATAATCTATACTTTCATTCAAATAAGTAGTCGCATCCGACACATCATCAAATTTCTTATTTTCAATATTAGAATATGTTATGTAATATTCTTTAATTGTTTTATTGTTTTTAAGTATGTTATAAAACTCCTTAAATAGTCTTTTAAACTTATCTTTATCTGAATACGATTCAAATAAAATGTTATTTATATCTTGTTTAATTTTACCAAATGTCATAGTTGTATTTTTTATACTAATAAATATACGATTATTAAATTATAGAATACTTTTATCAATTTTTTCTATCATTTCTTTTATATCCCTATTATAACTATCTGTTTTACTTATCAACTTTTCAGTTATTAAAGGCTTATGTCTTCCAGGTATAAATGATTCTTGTGGTGCTCCCTCAGGCCCACCAACAGGAGGTGCTCCAGCACCATCTTCAGGTGTTGCACCACCAATAGGAGTTGCACCAGGTGCTTCACCACCAGCAGCACCCACTTCTTCAGGCCCTCCACCAAAAGGACTTGGACTTCCACCAAATTCATTACCGGTTTCATTACCACCTTCAGCAGGAACAGGACCACCTTCACCAGGTTTAACACCATAAATCTTATCAACCTTATCAAATACACCTGTTTTTGGTATAACCGATGCGGTATTAGCCAATTCAGCAGCCGCAGCCTTTTCAATTCTTTGTTGTTGTAAATCTAACGCAATTTCTTCGTCTGACATACCTAATATTTCTTTCTTACCTCTTACCATAGATATAGCAGAAAAACCATTACCTGCATCAGCCATTGCTTTAGAATATACATCCAATTTTTGTGACCATAATTCAATCTTTAATAATTCAGCTTGGGTTGAGGGATTTGTTAAAGCCAATGTAAAGTTATCTAACTCTTCTTCATGTCCCAACATAAATAAATGAATAATAGCAATCTTATTCAATTCTTGAATCATTGCTTTTTGTATTCTATTAACTGTTCTTGAGAATCTAATGTCCAATAATGATAAGTTTTTACCATCACCTACAGCTTCACCAAAACCTAAGAAAGGTGCTGGAACTCTAATCGCTGCAAATAATTTCTTTTGTAAGTATTCAATATCATCAATTGGTAATGGTGCCGCTCCCGGTAATGTATCAATAGGACTTGCAGCGTTTTCGGTTCTAACAGGAACAAACCAATCTTGGTCAATACCTGCTTGATTATATCTTAAATCAATTTGTCCTGTTTTACTATCAACAATAGGTGTTCTTTTAAACTTATTCGCTATTTTTTGGATGTATGCTTCAATATCACTATCTTCCATATTACCAACAAACACCTTGAATATTCTTCTTTCAGGTGCTCTTACAACCCTATAAATTAACATAGCATCTTCCGACATTACTAATTGTCTATAAATCCTTCTTGCTTTTTCAAGAATACTAGTGCCATAAGGAAGTTTTCTATCATCACCTAATAATCTAAAATGAGCAATCTGAAATGGTTCAAATTGTAAATCTTTTGTTTTATATTGAAATCTAATTTTCTTTTTCTTAGCAATTAAATCAGTATCCTCAAATCTTTCAATTTCAATTGTAGGTAATTGAGTACATCCAACAACCCCTTCACCGTGTTCTAAATG